AGTGGGCGCTAAAGACCGGTACCAGCCTCGCTGGCGCCAACCTCTCCTGGGCCGATCTCACCTGCGTCGACCTCTCTGGTGTTGACCTCGGCGGGGCCAACCTCGCAGATGCCAACCTCAGCGGGGCCGACCTCTCTTGGGCCGACCTCTCCAACGCCAACCTCTCTTGGGCCGACCTCTCCGGCGCTAACCTCACCGGCGCCAAGCTCAGCGGGGCTGACCTCTCAGACACCGATCTCTCCTGCGCCGACCTTACCGCGGCCAATCTCTACTATGCCAACCTTTACCGCGCCTACCTCTCTGATGCCATACTCTTCCGTGCCAACCTCACCGGGGCCTACCTTAGCGGGGCCAACCTCACCGGGGCCTGTCTCTACCGCGCCGACTTCACTGGTACCATCTTATGATCACGGAAACGTGATTTGCAATTCCTTCACCCAATGATTATATCCAGGGTGTAGAAAGAGAGAAATATCATGGATACCTTGACTTGCCTCCCGACGATCGATATCGACGCCGCGCTCGCCCGCGACATGGCGATTGCCTTCGACGCCGCCTACGCCGCCTACATGGCAGCGGCCGCGGCCGGCGCCAAGTACGCCGGGATCGATGCCGCCGCCGCTGTCTACCGTGCCAGTAAGGCGGCCGCCTCATGATCACGGAAACGTGATAGGAGACCAGTTGACACTTCAACCAGAATCGACTACCATCCTACTTGAGACTGAAACGAACCTCACTAGTTTATCATGGAGAATATGAAAATGCGTACCTCTGCTGTTAAGGCCTACAAGCTTTTCAAGTCCAAGGTCGGTCAGACGATTACGCCTCAGGAACTTGAGGCTGTGATGAATGTCGGACCCTACGCCAACCGTGAGGTCTGGATTATGAAGAATCGTCTTGGACTTCAGATTACCACCCTCAAGGATGGTCGGTCGACCATCGGCTACACTCTGGTCGCCATGCCTGAGGTTGAGCCGGCTTTGATCACGGCTCACTTTGCGAAGGCCTCGGCTAAGAACCGCAAGGCCAAGATCGCTGCGATCCCCAAGCCCGCGAAGATCAAGGCGGAGAAGCCCGCCAAGGTCGCCAAGCCCGCGAAGATCAAGGCGGAGAAGCCCGCCAAGGTCGCTGTTGAGGTTGCGGAGCAGCCCCAGGTGCTCGACCCGGTGTTTGCGACTCTGGAGGGTGAGAACGCCGGCGAGGTCGCCGGGTTCAGCGTCGACCCCGATTTTGATGAGGGGGACGATTTCCCCGAGTTCCTGACCCGTGAGTTTGCCTCGGCTGAGTAGAAGCCCAACCCATAAATAGGAGAGAGCCGCGTCGCGGCTCTTTTCATATAGGGAGAAAAAATGCCCAACTACACTTATCACGACAAGGACACAAAAAAGACGTGGACGGAGTTTATGTCGATTTCTGAGCGAGACGCCTTCATGCGCGACAATCCGGCTGTCACCCAGGTGCCAGGAAACACCATTCCGATTCTGGACTCGGTGCGGCTGGGCATCACAAAACCCCCAAGTGATTTCCAAAAACATGTCCTGGGTCGAATCAAAAGCAATGTCCCGGGGAATAATATCGGTGAGCAGCGGTTCAGCATACCCCGCGAATTTTAATAAAAGGTAAAGATGTTTTATGTTTGGACGTGAGATTCAAGGGAATTTTCGGCATGTCGCCGGGGCTGAGGTCCTGGAAGCGCCGTTGGAGACGGCTAGGATCGACGCCAAGCGGTTCTACATATTTGCAGGGGGTAGGGTATACCCCTCGGTAACGACCGTCTTGGACGCTAGCCCTGACGCTGCAATCGTGGCTTGGAAAGAAGCGGTACCGCAGGCGACGCAGGATCGCATCAAAAAGCTGGCGACGGACAGAGGCACCGCGATCCATTCGATGGCGGAGGATTACCTAAATAACAAGATCGTGAACCCTAATCCCTTGCTGAAAGCCGACTTTTTATCGATAAAACCCCTACTGGATCGCATCGATAACATTTGGGGTTTGGAGACGGTTTTGTTTTCGGATACATATAAGGTGGCAGGAAAAACGGATTGCATCGCGGAGTTTGATGGAATCCTGTCTGTCATTGATTTTAAGACCTCATCCAAGGTCAAGACCGAGGATCAAATCCAAAGCTATTTTGAGCAGACAACATGCTATGCATTGATGGCAGAAGAGAGGTACGGGATTAAGATTGGTCAGATTGTAGTGATTATGTCGGTGCATCAAGTTCAATCCCCTCTATTATTCATACAGACTCCCCAGCCTTTCGTAGAATCGTTAAAGGCAAAAATAAGGAAGTTTTCAAGTGAGAATGATCTTAGTAGTTTCTTCGGTACTGGCTCTCTCAGCCTGTAACGTTCTACCATCATTTCAAGCCCCGGTTCCTGTGGTTTCTCAGGAACAGATGATTGATAACTCACTCAACGGCACGGTATTTATTGTGGTTGGAATTGAGGGGGTTTCCGAGGGGGCTCAGGGCTCTGGATTTTTCATTGCGGATAACTTGATTGTCACGAATGAGCACGTCGTCCGCCCGGAGGAGCTAGCCACGGGGGTTATCATATATCATATTAAAGCCCGGGACAACATGAAATATTACGAGGCAGAACTGGTATCCCTTTCCGCCGCTTCCGATATTGCTCTATTGAAACTCAAGGATATCGACATGTTCCGAGAGGAAAATCCTTTAATTCACGCTCTGACTTTTAGCCCCGGGTTACCAGTGGCTGGGGAAACAATTTTTGCTCTCGGCAACCCATGGGGATTGGAATTCAGCGTCCAAGAAGGTATTGTCAGCAATCCCGTGAGAATTCACGACCCATATAATCCAAACATTTACATTCAGGGTGATATCCAAATCTACAATGGAAACTCTGGAGGAGCCCTTATAAATGCTAATGGAGAAATCATAGGCATCAGCAATCTTATCATTACCAATAGCATCGAATCTGGTCAACCAGGCATAATGTCATATTTTATTCGAGGAGACGTGGTACAGAAGGTGGTAAGCGACCTGCAAATGCATAATGAGGTACGATATGCTATCTTTGATATGGAAATGTCTCCCGATTCGACTGGGTTAAGGTTCAAAGTGGTTACTTCCGAAAATCCTGCATTGAAGGTTGATGATATCATTCTCACCATCAACGATAAAAAGATAACTGAATTTACTGATATTAAGGAAATAACTGCGGCGCTGCCAACAGGGTCAAGCGCAACATTCACTCTGATTCGTAATGGACAGACTCTGACCACCCGCGTTATTCCTAAGTATCTCACTGAAGCCGAACTAAACCCAAAGAAATAGATTGACATGGGCGTCACCCTATGTTATTCTTAGTATATTGTCGTTGATAGCAGCGAAAGACGTTATGGACCTGGGGGCGGTACCCAGCGGGTCCACCACAAACATTCCAAGTAAGGAAAGTAATCCTCGCGAGGATTAATAGGACGCATGATCCTATAAACGGAGGATGGGCAGCTATTTGTAAGCGGATACCGGTATCCGGCTTATATGCAGATACCCCACCGGCTTGGAATGTTTCTGATGGGCCCGATATAGGATCGACAGGCGTTCAATAAGCTTGACTGGAGACAATCGTAGGTGTCCGCGAAATTGGCACAAAACACTAAATGCAAACGATAATATCGTTGATAACCGTTACGCTCTAGCAGCGTAACCTTATCTAATTATAAAGGTAGTTCCTAAAACTGGGTTTATGAGGGAGCCCGTAATTCCCTCATTTTTTTATGGCGCGGAAGAATGGAAAAAATATTACTTGAAGTTGATTGGGAAAATCCCTCCGATCTCAAAAATACAATAACAAAACTACAAAAAAGAAGAAAGAGTATTCTTAGAATTTTAGGATATGATGAAATATATTTCAATAACTCCAAGCATCATTTAAGTCTACTATTACCATCATTCGAGAAAATGATTGAAGGTGTAGTTGATGACACAGGTGTTTATTATGTATATGCTCATTGTAATCCTCTCAAACCTTTGAATATAAAACATGATATTAAACATCTATTCTTATCTTCAAAATTTTCACCGCAACTTGAATATGAGCCGTTTTATATAGGAAAAGGAACAGATAACAAGTATCTCAACCTCAACCTCAACAGAAACGGTTCTCATAGTAAAATAAGAAGTGGTCTTAAGAAATTTGACAAAGAAATAGAATGTGTTATTCTAAGAAAGAATCTTTCTGCTGATAATGCTCTTTTACTAGAATCCAAATTGATAGACATTCTAGGACTTAGATCGCTTTCTCATCACGGTCTATTATGTAATCTGGATGAAGGGGTTGATAATAATCAGAGAAGATTACTATATGATGATCCAACTATAACGAAGATATTAAAAAGAAACGGATTTAGATTTAAGGAGTAAAAATGAAGAATATAAAACAATCGTTTGTGCCGTTCTATATTTGGTGGGTACAGATAAGTTTGATGGCTGTAGCAGCCTATTGGGCCTTTTATAATGGAATCTTCACACTTGTATACCAATCCGACGTATCTCACATAACACAAGTCATTGCCGTATTCCTGTTGATTGGTGTGGCTCGCATTGGTTGGTTATCCTATAAGTTTGGTAAGTTGAATGCTTACTTTGCCGAGGATGCCGGGACTTATGGCAATATGAGAAAGCATATTGAAGAGTGGAATGAAGGCTCAACAATGTTTATGATGGGAGGACTTCTCGGTACAATTGTTGGTTTTGGTCATTTGGCTTTTGGTGTACTTGGTAGTACCAATTTTGAAAACGTTGATCCGGCCCAAGTTATTTCCTCTTTGCTAACTCCCTTCGGAACAGTGTTCTTTTCGGCCGGTGTTGGTGTGCTTTCAGCCTTGATTATGAAGATTCAGACAATGCTATTCCTGTCATTCTCTGGTATTTCGGATTATGAATATGACAGCACGCGACGCCAATAAAGCACATAGACGGTATGGATTTCTCTGGTCATTTGTTGAGTTTCTAATCACACTCAATGCTTTCATTCTCATTGTTAATATTCTACTATTTTTAATGGTGATCACTTCCGTTCAAGATGTTAAAGAAGAGGGAATTAATCCAAAAGCCGAATACATTACCATTATGTCATGGGATAACACCGTGGACTGCGATGTTGATATCTGGGTCAGGAACCCTTTGGGGAGCATCATTTATTTTCAATATAAAGACATAGACCATATGTCCCTGGATCGCGACGATATGGGAGTAAGGTCGGATATTGTCAGCACAGGCAATGACGAAATAGCCGTGGTTGATAATAGAGAGTATGTGACATTCCGTAAAATGTTCGAAGGTGAATATGTTATAAACATGCATCTTTATGCTTGTAGTAATCCAGAGGGAGGAAAGTATTCCTTTCAGGACATGGTGCCGGCATTTAATGTGCATTTGGAACTCATCGATGTTAACCCAAACCTAAAGACGGTTTGGCAGGGAGAGTTTACATTTAATCAAATATGGCAGGAACAAACTGCGTTAAAGTTTTCAATAGATGATAAGAGTACCTTTGTGTATAATGGCTCTGATTATCTACAGTTAGTAAGGACAAATAGATAATGGATCCATTGTTTGCAATGATCGGCTTCTTTATTGGAGCTATATTGATGGCTATCTCTCTCTTTTACTTCAAAGGGTCTTGGTTTGTCAAGTGTGGTATTGTAGCCTTCTATCTATTTTTTGCCACATCAGTTTACTCCGGTTTTGATCATCTTAAGGGATGGCCTGCTCAAGGTCCTCCAACATCTGGCAACCTGATAAGTGCGTATATCATTAAGAATACTGCGATTTATATTTGGATCAAGGAAGATGTTGTTACTGTGTCTTGGTGGGTATACACTAATAAAGATTCTGGCAGACTATATGTTCTTGCCTATACCAAGGAGTTGTCGGAAAAACTAACAGAGGCTCAATATAAAATGAGTCAAGGATATGTCGTGCGCTTTGGTGTCGAGGAAGAGAGTACAACATCCAACGGTCAACAAACTCCCGGACCGGCTGGTACCAACTACAATATTGAAATGCTTGCACCAGATCAGGTAATGACAAAATGAATGAACAAAAAAAGGAAGAAATAAGGAACTTTGCATCGATCTTGGAGAAGATACGAAAAGAAAAACGAGTTTCTTATATGGATGCTATTGTTTTTTATTGTGAACAAAACGATTTTGAACTAGAAGTGGCCGCCAAGATTCTTAGTCCTCATATCAAATCACAGTTAAGGATTGAAGCTGAAACTCTAAATCTATTAAAAGAAAAGCGAGAGAGGCTGCCTATATAATGTCCAGGATGACTGCTCAAGAATGCTTTGATGTATACCGAGCCGTTAAGATTCACTTTACCTCAGACTATAATTATAATCAGTATTACGGAAAACTTACCTTTTTGAATGTAGATACCAGAAACGACAGATTTCATTTCCATAGACTTGTCCGAATGATCGATGGAAATGATATGCTAGATTTCTTTGTGGCCAATGCCATTTTTCGCAATACCCCCTGGATAGGGGATTTAGTGGATGATACCGCTTTGGACAATTTTACAGCCTATAAAAAGTATTTCGAGTCTCTTTCATATTTCTTTCGTCTAGACCTTGACAAGTTATTTGAAACCCAGTATACTGATCCTAATGATATCTTTAGATCAAAGGGAGGTCAATACCCTCCGATTGTACAGAAAGCCCTGTCTGGAGATATCTCTATATTAACTTTTGCTGTTATTGAGGATATACTGAGCTTCTGTAAAGTGATCAATAAGAAGATTTCGGATGACATTCTATGGCCAAAGATATACAGGACAACCATAAAGGTCAAATCATTCTTTGAATACGACAAGGAGAAAATAACGGAAATACTCAGGGAATACAAATAGTGGTATCATAAATAGACTTGACAGTAAGAGATTTTACTGTTATCATTAGAAACACTTAGAAACACTAGAAAGGAACTAAAATGGTAGACTTTAAGACATTCAAGAAATCCTCTGAGGATATTGAGAGACTCGCCCGAGAAATCGAAAAGATTAACAAACCTCAAAATACATTTGAAGATCGAAATGCAGAATTCTGGAAGCCAACTCCTGATAAGGCTGGTAATGCCTATGCTGTAATCAGGTTCTTGCCTGAACCGGCTATTGACGGTGATGACGGTGTTCCGTGGGTTCGCGTATTCAACCATGCATTCCGAGGGCCCATGGGCACTTGGTATATCGAAAACTCTCTCACCACACTTGGTCAGAAGGACCCCGTTGGAGAGTATAACTCTATCAAGTGGAAGGAAGGCGACGAGGAAACGGCTAGGAACCAGAAGCGTACTCCCCGATATTATTCCAATATTCGAGTGATCGAGGATGCAGGAAACCCCGAGAATAACGGCAAGGATTTCCCCTACCGCTTCGGTTCAAGGATTTTCCGCAAGATCGAGGAAGCTATTGATCCGACGCATGATGCCGATGGCAATGATATTCCTGGTTCTGAGAACCTTGTGTCCGTCAATCCCTTTGACTTTTGGAAGGGTGCAACTTTCAAGTTCCGTATGAAAACCGTCAAGTCTGGAGATAAGAAGTTTCCGAACTATGACGACTCGGCCTTTGTTAGAGACGCCGAAGGTCAGATCGTCGTTTCGGCCTTGTCGAATGATGAAGCAGAACTAGAGCGGGTTTGGAAGTCCTTACCCTCGGTCCGTCGTTGGATTGCTCCCACCGAATTCAAGACTTATGATGAATTGAAAGCCAAGTTTGAAAAGGTCATTGGTATTTCCAATGAATCGAGTTTTTCTGGCCCTGCTCATACGAATACACCCAAGACAAATGTGGCTACCAAGGTTAAGACAAGGACCATTGAAGATGATGAGCCTGTTGTAACCACCACCAAGGTATCTGATACCGAATCACCGTTTGTTGATGACGATGACGATTTGGCTCTCTTTCAAAAGCTGGCCAACTCTTAAGCCGAAGCCACTTGTTCTAACTGAGGGTTGACCTCGGTGCCATATGTGAAAGCCTTTTGATTGGTATGTAGAGACTTTGTATTTGTCGGAATCATATCAGATGGTTTTCCCCCATAACTACCAGACCCGCTGCCACTCTTGGTTGCGGGTCTTTCTTTCTCCAGCTTATCAAGTCGAGACATTAAAACCTGATAGTTATCATCTTTGGATTTTGCTTCTGGTATAGGGAGTGAAGCAGGCGCCGGCATAGGACCAGGAAGAACAACCTCGGAATTTGGTCTTTTCGGTGTTAGTGGTATAAGAGCCGCAGCCGCCTTTTCGTTTGCTACTCTCTCTTCTTCCTTTCTTGTAATGTATAAGTTTTCTTGCTCCTGTTTCCATGCAGATATATTGATTAAGCTGTCGGATTTTTTCCTGGACTGATATTCCGCCCATCCCTCGGCATGAGCATCCTTCATCCATTGAGTTCCTTCATACATCAAGGCTGAAGCTACGGCTTGATTGGATCCCCAATGCATACCTTCTAGG